AGTCCAGCAGGAAATTACGCACTAGACATAGCAGGAACCACAAGAACCACTAACGCAGAAGTGTTGGGAGATGTTAATGTGGGTGATATCAACATCAGTGGCAACAGCATAACAACCACAGCAGGACAATTAAATTTGAGTGCACCAGACGGTGTATTGTACAACAATTTCTTAGAAGTAGATGATTTAATAATCAGTGGAAATTCAATCAGAGCCACCGACTCCAATCAGAATTTTGAAATAGTAACCAGTGGAACAGGCATTGTGGAAGTGTATGGAAACACCTTGGTCAACGGTAATATTCACGCCACAGGAAATATCAGAGCAGATGGAAATATCACCATTGGTGATCAAGACACAGATTCAATCACAATCAACGCAGATATCACATCAAATTTAACACCAGATGTATCAGACACATATGATCTAGGCACACCCACAAAACGTTGGAATAACGCATATGCTAATAACTTAACTGTGGACAATTTAACACTGTCTGGCAACATCACTGTACAAGGACTTGACCTTACAGCACGTCCTGGCAAAGTGATATATGTGGCTACCAACGGTGATGATTCTAATTCGGGCACACACCAAAACGATCCTTATGCCACAATAGAACAAGCACTATCAGTGGCAGTGGCAGGTGATCACATTTACATATATCCAGGGACATACACAGAAGATTTTCCACTAACTGTACCAACAGGTGTTTCTATCAGAGGTGATGGCATAAGAGCAGTAAAAATTCAACCAAGTGCTTTGACCAATCAAAAAGATGCGTTCATATTGAATGGTGAGGTCACCATTGAAGATTTAACCATCACAGGATTTTATTACAACAGTTCAAACAATACAGGACATGCATTCAGATTCAATCCAACAGGAGCAGATGATTCCACAGGATTTCAAGTAACATCTAGATCACCGTATATCAGAAATGTTTCTGTTATAACACAAGGTTCAGTAACCACAGCACAAGATCCTAGAGGATTTGGATCAGGCGATGCTGGACGTGGTGCGTTTCTAGATGGTGCAGTGGCAACACCTGCATCCAATGAAGCCAGTTGTTTATTTCAAAATGCCACATTCATAACACCGGGTGTAGATGCAATCACACTGACCAATGGTGTGCGTATTGAATGGTTAAATTCGTTTACATATTTTGCTTTTAGAAGTATTAATGCTTATGATGGTTCTTTAGGACTAGCAGAAAATGGCAAAACACAGTTAAGAGTTTCAGGATTTTCAGGCACACCTGTAGCACCAGGACATATTATTTCTTACTACGATACAGATGGTGTCACTGTCCTAGCGTCTGGCACTGTGGAAAGTGTAGATAATGGAAAAATAATTATAGACGGAAAATCTTTAGGATTTGCTTTACCACCAGAAACCTCAGGCAAACAAATTTTTGCTAACGGTGATGCTCAACTCAACACTCTAATTAAGAAGTTTGGATCAAGCAGTTTAAAATTAGATGGTGTTGGTGACAGTGCTTCTGTGTCTACCACAGCCGATTTTGGATTTGGAACAGGAGATTTCACTGTTGATGGATGGTTTTATGCCACAACTCTTCAAACAACAACACTGTTAGATTTCAGAAACAACCAAACCAATGAAAATGCAATTTTAATAGATTGTTTTAACAATGCTCCTCGACTGTTTATAAATGGTTCTTACGTGATGACAGGAACACAAGGGTTCAATCTCAATGTTTGGACACATTTTTCAATTCAAAGAAGGTCTGGTTATATCAAAATGTATGTTAATGGAGCAAACGTTGGCACAGTGCGTACTCCTAAAACAATCATTGCTAATGGTCAATCAGCAGTAAGTTCTGCTCAATCAAAATATGGCAGTCAGTCAATTGTGCTGGATGGAGCAGGAGATTATCTCACTGTTGCTGACAATTCTGATTTTGGTTTCGGCGCAGGCAATTTTACTGCTGAGGCATGGGTAAGATTCGATACAACAACAGGCGTAAGAACTATTTTTGATTTTAGAAACAATGCCGCTGTTGACAACGGTGGTTGGTTGAGAACCATAGGAGATTATGAATTACGTTGGACCGTGAATGGCTCAACAATTTTTAGTTTTACATCTTTAAACAGTGCGCCATACAATTACAGCACAAACACTTGGCATCATATTGCTGTAAGTAGAGAAAACAGCAGAACAAGGTTTTTCTTTGATGGTAGACAAATTGGTTCTGAAGTCATTGATTCAACAAATTATGGAACATCAAAACCTTTAACCATTGGAGCAGATTATGCCGGAACAACTGCTGTTGATGGACATATTGACAATGTAAGAATCAGCACATCGGCAAGATACACACAAGACTTCACACCGACCAATGTAACAAATGATAGCACAACAGTTTTATTGATTGATTGCGAAGAAGGCATTGTGGATGTAGCAGACTTATACTTGAATGTTAATTTAGGTGCGGCAAAACCTTTAGTGATAGGTAACAATTATGATAACTTAAATGGTTGGATAGGACACATTGACGATGTTGTGATTTACAAAGGCACAGCACTTCACGGAGTAAGTTTCGGAGTACCTACACAAGAAGCAGTGGGCAATGCTGACACAGTGTTGGTGGCAAGATTTAATGGTTCCGATGGTTCAACGCAATTATTAGACACAAATGTTCCTACTCAAGACATTAGATTTTCCACAGGTGCGACTGCCACAAACTTTACACTGGTAGACTATGCGGACTTTGGAGCGGAAGTTAGATCAATAGCATCTGCTTCTATCTATGGAAGATTTGGAGTTGTGGGAGATGGTATTGGAGTAAGAATGTATTTAATTTCACACAACTTTGCCTACATTGGTAATGATTACGAAGTGGACAATGATGCCAGCACAGTAATTCAATTGAACGAAGTTGTTGATAATAACGGAGCAAAAATTTATTATTCATCAGTTGACCACAAAGGAGACTTTAGAGTTGGTAATCAATTTCATGTCAATCAAGACACAGGACAGGTCAACTTCACTTCAGCATCTTTGAACATAGATGTAGATCAAGCATTGACTTTCACTTCAGGACCTAATGTAACAATTATATCAGGAGATGCTATTGAAACTGGCAATGTGAGAATATCTGGAAATACTGTTTCTACCACGTCAGGAGATTTAAATCTAGATGCTTTCAATGATCAGATAAACTTTTTAGACGATGTTAATATCAATGGAAATCTTGATGTAACAGGAGATATCACAATAGGTGGTAATGTAACCATAGGTGACGAAACCACAGATTCAATCAACATCACAGCAGGCATTGGTTCAGATATTGTTCCAGCCGTTGACAACACATACAATATTGGTTCAACCACAAAAAGATGGAACACAGTGTTTGCCAATGAAGCACAAATAGATTCTGTAAACATCAATACAAATGTTATACAAACCAATGACACCAATGCTGACTTAGAATTAAGAGCAAGTGGAACAGGTTCTGTAAGATTTGAAAACTTCACAGTGTCCGGTGACACACTTACAAATGATTCAGGTGACTTCACAATTAATCCTGCTTCTGGTGTGTTCAGAGTTGATGGCACAGGTTCAGTAAGAATCCCAACAGGCACAACAGGTGAAAGACCCGGCACACCTTTAGCAGGCATGATGAGATACAACACAGACGATTCTGTGTTTGAAGGTTATGATGGATCAAATTGGATCACATTGACTGGTGTGTATGACTTGGATAGAGACACATACATCACAGCAGAAGCCACTCCAGGTGCTGATGATGACACTATAAGATTTTATGCCGGCGGAGTTTTGGTAGCAAATGTTAATCCTACCAGATTTGATGTCACATCATTACAGGTTGATGACATTCAAATCAGCGGAAATACGCTGACAACCACAGGTGTTGACCAAGATTTAATCCTAAATGCCAATGGAAATGGTAGCATCAGGATTGAAGACTTCAAATTTGAAGGAAATGCGATAACTAATATTATATCTGCTCCGATTGTGCTTAAAACAACAGGACAAGGATATATTGATGTGTCAGATTCTGGCGGATTTGTGCTTCCAGTGGGAGTTACAGCAAACAGACCGCTGGTGCCTGTAACAGGGATGATACGTTACAACACCGCAGATCAACGTGTTGAACTGTATGATGGAAATCAATGGGGTTCAATCGCAGGATCATCAGGTGCTGTGAGTATTATTGACGCAACAGAAATAGCAGTGGAATACGCACTGTTTTTAGGATAGGAAAAATATGGCAACAAATTTTAGAAATTCTGTAACAAAAAGTATAGGAACTGTAACCACACCTGTTTACACAGCAGATCCTGGATCGTACACGACAATCATCGGAATGGTTTTAGCAAACTTGACTGAGTCTGTGGTAGAAGCCAGCGTGACTCTGACAGCAACTCCTGATTCTGTTACAGGATTCATTGTGAAAGATGTTTTGATTGCTCCTAATTCTTCTCTAAGAGTTTTGAACTCAGGAGAAAAATTAATTGTGGCCAGTCAAAACTCATTAAATGTACAATCAAACATCAACGACTCATTAGATTGTGTGTTGAGTTACGTGGAGATAACATAAGATGTCAAACACAGTTGGACAAGATACTTCCGTATATCTACAGAATGGTATCAAAGACAGATACTTTTATGGATTACGTAGAACCGACGAAGGCACATTATTCATTGGTAAAGTGGACCAACTGGCGGCGAACGATCCTGTCAGCATAAACAACGCAGGAAATATTGATGACAACTTTAAAGATTTTGATCAAGGTTATGATTTTTTTGAAGGTAGAGATTTAAATCATGACAAACCATTTAGAAATTTACGATATGAACAATTTAGATGGGACGATGTTAATCTAAATTATTATATCAACGATGAAGGCGAATTGGTTGTGAGAATCAACAGTAATGTTAGAGATGGTGTAATCACTTACCCAGAAACTGACGAAAGAGTTATTGTTGAACAAACACCATTCACTTTTGACAAAGAAGGTTACTACATGGATAGTAACGAAATAACATTCGATAGAGCGTAACGTGGGAGGTAAAAACGAATGACAAGACAATTAGTAAACACCGGTATTCTTCCAAATGACGGTCAAGGTGACTCGTTAAGGGGTGCTGGTCAAAAAATAAATGCCAATTTCAGTGAATTGTACACTGCACTTGGAAACGGTACAGCGTTGACAGTTGTCAACAATAATCTAATCACAGCCACAGGTGCTAACAAAATAACTTTTTTATATGACACACTACCTGATCTGCCTGACGCAGGAACTTATCACGGAATGTTCGCCCACGTACATGGTGAAAATGCTTCCTACTACGCTCACGCAGGTGCTTGGGTCAAACTGGCAGATGAAAATAAATCTATCGATATGTTTAGTGATGTTGATTTATCAACAACACCATCAAACGGACAAGCATTGATATATGATGCTGGTTCACAAACTTGGAAACCAGGAGATGTTGCCGCCGGTGATGGTGGTGGTGGAGATGCAGGTGCATCCACATTTTTAGAATTAACTGATACTCCTGCCAGTTTTGGTGGATTAAGTGGTGGATTTTTAAGAGTAAACGGGCCAGCAGATGGTTTAGAAATTGTGGCTGGATTCTCGATTGATTCACTGTCTGATGTTGACACAACAACTTCAACACCGACTTCAGGACAAGTTTTAAAATGGAACGGCACAAACTGGGTACCTGGAGATGATGCTACCACAGGTGGTGGCGGCACAGATGCTGACACATTAGATGGTTTAGACAGCACATACTATTTGAATTACAATAACTTAAACAACAAACCAACAATCAGTTCAACTTTTGTTAGTTTGACAGATACTCCAGCAAACTTTACTGGTGCGGCAAATAGATTTGTAAAAGTAAATTCAGCAGGTAATGGTTTAGAATTTGTGGCACAAGGTGCCTCGGGTGCAACTGAATTAAATGAATTATCAGATGTTACAATCACATCGCCTGGCATAGGTGACGTATTATACTACGATGGTTCAGGTTGGGTAAAACAGAACGGTCCAACAATGAGATGGAGTATTGGAGCAAACGGTTCTTCAGATTATACTTTCAGTGGTCCAGGATTTGCAGGAGCAACCAACGATCCTGTGTTGTACTTGATGAGAGGACACACGTACATCTTTGTGAACTCAACTGGTGCTAGTCATCCTTTTGAATTACGAACTTCAAATGGTGGAGCAGAATACACATCAGGTGTTACAGGATCGAAAACAGGCACGCAAGTTTTCACAGTTCCAATGGATGCTCCAAGCACTTTATATTATCAATGTACAATACACTCAGCAATGGGTAACACAATCAACATAGTGAGTTAATAGATGGCACAAGTATTTGGCGTAGGCATAGACGAGTTACAAAAGACTCTAGCAAACAATAGATATTTCTATGGTTTGAGACGCACAGATTCCGGCGAATTATACATGGTGAAAGCAGACTTGTTGAAATTGGAAGATGGTGTTCAATTGAACAGACCTGGTGATATTGATGAAAATTATAACAATTGGAGCAGAGGTGAGGATTTCTTCGAAGGTAGGGATCAACAACACAGAAAAACATATCCAAACCTTGTGTATGAACAGTACAAATGGGATGGTAGAAACCTATTTTATTATGTGAATAAAGATGGTGAATTGGTATTAAAAGTAAACGAGGCTCACACATATCCAGGATATGTAGAACCTTATGAAAACTAGGAGCGATAAATACAGTTAGGAATTAATCAATGGCAGATTTTCGTATAGACAGGATAAGATTTAGATGGAGAGGTGATTGGACCGACAATACTCTCTATGTTAAAGACGATGTATTAAGATTTGGTGCAAAAGTTTATGTGTGTATCGAAGTTCACACATCAGATTCTAATTTTTACAACGATCTAAACAATGCAGTGCCGAAATGGGCACAAATGATGGATGGTCAATCTTGGACTGGTGATTGGCAACCTTCCACATTCTACAAAATTGGTGAACTAGTCAAAGTTGGTGGTTTAATTTATAAATGTATTGAAGGACATATTTCAAATGCATCTGCCAGCAATGGTGTATTAGGTGACGAATTGAAATGGGTATACTTTGCTCGTGGAGAAGATTGGGCAAGTGTATGGACTCCAAATACTCTTTAT